AGATGATTATGCATTAATAGTGGCATCTAGAATGGGTCATATACAAATAGTAAATAGATTAATAGAAGCAGGTGCAAATGTACATGCTCAAGATGAAGAAGCATTAATGCTGGCATCAGAGAATGATCGTTTAGAAATAGTAAATAGATTAATAGAAGCAGGTGCAGATGTTAATGCATATGATGGACTACCATTAATATATGCATCAAAAAAAGGTCATATAGAAGTAGTAAAAAAATTAATAGAAGCAGGTGCAGATATACATGCTCAAAATAATCAAGCATTAATAACTGCATCTGCAAATGGTCATTTAACAGTAGTAAATAGATTAATTGAATTAGGAGCAGATATACATGCTCTAGCTGATCAGGCATTAATAGTGGCATCAGAAAATGGTCATATACAAATAGTAAATAGATTAATTGAATTAGGTGCAGATATTCATGCTCGAGGTGATCAGACATTATTCGTGGCATCTGTGTATGGTCATTTACAAATAGTAAATAGATTAATTGAATTAGGTGTAGATATACATGCTCACGATGATCAGGCATTAATAGTGGCATCTAAAAATGGTCATATACAAATAGTAAATAGATTAATAGAAGCAGGTGCAGATATTCATGCTCAAGATGAAAGTGCATTAATAGCGGCAATTGGTAATGGTCATATACAAATAGTAAATAGATTAATAGAAGCAGGTGCAGATATACATGCTCGAGATGAAAGTGCATTAATAGCGGCAATTGGTAATGGTCATATACAAATAGTAAATAGATTAATAGAAGTAGGTGCAGATATACATGCTCGAGATGAAAGTGCATTAATAGCGGCAATTGAGACTCATCGTTTAGAAATAGTAAATAGATTAATAGAATTAGGTGCAAATGTACATGCTAGAAATGATGAAGCATTAAGAGTTGCAAGAATGTACAAATATATAGATATAGTAAATCGATTAGAAGAAATTATACCATCATCACCGCCAATTATTGCAAGAATAAATTTAGGTGAAAATGAATGTAAAATATGTCAGGAAATATATGCAAATAATACAAAATTAAGTATATTAAATTGTGGTCATATATTTCACAAAGAATGTATAAACAGGTGGCGTATAGAACGTAATACATGTCCTTCATGTAGACAAAATATTACAAATGTAAAAGAATTACAAATTGATACTACTCCAGGTGAACCTTATAGTGGTAAATATTTTTTAGGTGGTTATTACAATAAGTATCAAAAATATGTTAATAAATTAAAATTAGTCCCAAAAATGATCTAATGCAGCAATTATTTGTCCACGATGTGTACAATCAGTCGTATGATTAATATGTATTGGAGCAGGTGTTAAAAGTTCAGAAAGCAATGTTAGAGTAGATCGAGTTTTTGTAATACGATTTGAATAGCTATTAAAATATATATTATTTGTAGGATTGTAATTAATTAGAGAAAATGGGTGATCGTCCCATTTCCCAAATTGAAAAGGGTGATCAACCCTAACAGTAATATCAATATATTTATCATGAATTTGTATATCAATATCCATATTTATAGGAATATAATCATTCATATCTGTAATACCAGTTACAACAATTTTGGTCTTTCCGTTGACATTCATTTGAAAATTTATAACATTTATTATAAATGTTATAAATTAAAAAATATTCAATTTTTCTTATGTGATGCTTGAGTAGCTAAATAATCGGCTTTCATATTACCATACCACATTTTCCATTCTAATGAAGTTTTATCAGAAGGTTCACTAGTATGAGAATTGGTATGTTTAAAAATGGGTCGTATTTTTTTATATTTTTCACGTATCTGTACAAATAAATCTTTGTTTAATACCGGTTTACCAGTACTACTAACCCAGCCATTTTTCTCCCAATTAGGTATCCATTCAATACATGATTGATATAGATATTTACTATCAGTTACAATATATATTTTAGGAGGTAAATTTGTACTTTTTTCTAATATAGTTAATGCTTCTAAACAAGCCATTAATTCAGCTGTATTATTGGTTATTTTATGGTGCTCTAGATATTTGCTTACATTCCTAGGGTCATCATCCCCAAAAAACACCCCATAACCACCACATTTATTAGATTTGGATTGGTTATTTAGGCAGGATCCATCTATATAGATATAGAGAACATCTTTGGAATCTATTGTATTCATATAGTATATATAATATATAATATATATACTATTATATATTATTCTCAATTTTAGTAAAAATTGAAAAAAAATATATATATCACGTTCATTGGTTCTATTATTATAAGATGGGCTACCAAGGCGATATATTTGCGAAAGATCAAATGGCGAAGAGTATGAGTAGTGGAAGTCGGCGGGGTAAAAATCAACCAGTATCACGTGTTCCACGTTCTCAACGGTCTCAAGGTGTTAAACGTCAAGTAAATAACGGTGCAAATTCCGATAGTAATTTGCGTAAAAATGTAAAAAACGATATCAATAATAATACGTTTCGTCTGCCACCTCGTAATTATCCACTAGAATTTGTGGGTGGATTACCTAATTATGATGATTGAGTTATGCCAAAATTATTTCAGATATATTGTCTGAAATAATTTTTTGTTAGAAAATATACGATCTGAAAATTAAATCAGAAGAAACAAATATGTTACTTTTTATTTTATATTATAATTTATTTACCATTTCAAGCATGTATTAAAAAATTGTAATACATCAGGATGCCATTTATCAATTACAATATCAGATTTATTATATTCTATATCATGATTATCATTAAAAAAATGTTTAAATGCAGTATTATTTAATTCAAGATTTTCTGGTTTACCAATCCATTGCATTATTTCATATAAATGAATTTCATCTGTTTTATATTTATTTGTATGATGAGGATTAAACATTATTTTACCTTCAACTAATTCATAATACATTGTTGCAAGTGACCAATAATCAATACTGTAATCATATGGTAGTTTTAGTATAACTCGTGGAGCACGATAATATCTAGTTTGTATACAAGGAAAACGTTTTTCTTTATTCATTTTATCTAATGAATGAATTGTACCTAGATCAGCTATTTTAAATGTACAATTTAATAATTCATCATCAGTATAATTTAAATATGTTAAATTATCATATATTTCATCAATATTTAATACTTTGGCTAATTGATCAACAATTTTTAATAATATATTACGTTTTCCTTTTCGATATTTCTCTTTATCTTTTTTCTTTGTTAAATCAAATTTTTTCTTAAATAATTCAATTTGAGAATCATATGCTTCTTTAAATTTAATTTTTTCTAATTTATCTTTTAAAATTTCTATTTTTTTATCTTTACCGCATACTAATATATTTTCTGGTTTAATATCAGTATGTAATAATTCATTTGCATGTAAATAACTTAATCCTTCACATACGTTTTCATGTAATTTTTTCATTACATTGGGAGGAAAACCAGTATTTCTTTCACGAAAACTTTTTAAAAAATAATATGCACTGTCAATAGCTAATTCTAATACCATGCATAAATATATGTTACCATTTTGTTTTAATTCAAATGATTCAATTAACTTTATTAAACAATCTGTTGGTAAAGATGATGTAATTTCTAAACAATTTTTTTCTGATACACCTTCATCATATGAATCATGATTTTGAATTTTAATTGCATAAAATTCATTTTTACTAATTTTATAAGATAACCATACAGTTGAAAATGCACCTGAACCTAATTTATATAATACTAAATAATCATTTTGAAATACTTCATATTGAAAATCTTCTTCTTCAGATGATGTAGAATTATCGGAAGAATTACTAGAAGAATAATCAGTAGATTCTGTAGAACTTTCTGATTTTGATTTATTCATAATACTAGTTTGAATATAAATTAGTATTATAAACTCATTTTTATATAGATGCATAATTTGTTTTATCCATAGATGTATCTATAGGTAAGAATGTTGCAGGTGTGTTTGTAGGAATATTTGTAAGTTGTGATATTTCAGTAGATTTATTAGGAATATCAACAGCAATACATAAACCATTTATTGTGTTATAATATGGTGTTTCAGGAGGACATATATTTTTAGCTAAATATACAGGATATGATCTATCATAAATATATCCGCCATATGGAAAATGATTAGTATTATCCCAAATATAATTATTTGATTCAACAGATTCATCGTGATTTAATTGAATATGATTAACTTCAGCATCATTTTTTTCTTCATTTTCTATATTATTTTCTTCTGTATTTAAATGATATTTTGAATCAGTATCTCGATCTCTCGATCTAGGTAACAATCTACCTAGCGTTTCACTTCTAGTATAATTTCCGTATGGGAATTTTTCGAAAGATTTATAAAAAATAATAAATATAAAAATACCTAAAAATAATAATAATATATGATTTTTATCCATATTATTATATTATTTTTAATTTATAATTCTCCAAATATACCAATATTTTTAATTTTTTGAAATACTTTTTCTAACATAGGTATTTCAATTGATGTTGAGAATGTACATGATAAAACAACTCTTCTTTGATTTTTACATAATTTTTTACCTCTATGAAATACTTTATCTCCTTCAAATATTACAGCTTCATCTTTAGCCAACATGACTGTTTGAACTGTTTTGTTTTCATCTATATATTGATAATTACCACATGTTGGTATAAATGTTACAGGTAATAATAATGTAAAAAATCTACCATTATAATGATTAGTATCAAAATGCCAATCGATATAATCACCTTCTTTTTCATATACAATTAAACATAAACTATTTGGTTGTGTTAATGGAGTAATTATTATATTATCTTGAATTATTTTTGATATTATTTCTGGTAAAGATTGATACCATGTAATTAATTCAGGTAAATTATCTTTTAATATATTAAGACTAATTGCTTTTTGTCTTTTACGAGGTATTTCAATACGATTTCCATATTGTTTAGATATATTTAATAATGGGTTAATAAATTCATTTGGTATAGATAAATTTATTTTACGTATACTATTAAAACTAATTATAGTATCATTATTATTTTTATTAAGATAATTTATATAATATGTTGTTCTAAATACAAATATAATAGTAATAGATAATATAATTATAAAAAATGTAGCAGACAATGTTATTATAACTGGAATATGTTTCATATTTTCATCTATTTTTTTATCAAATAATTTATTAGAAATAAATAAATAATAAATAATTATTAATGTTAAAATATATATAGTATATTTATCCATATAATATTATTATATTTAAAAAAATTAATTTTTTTGAGTTAATATATACCATTCTTCTTTTCTTTTTTGAAAATCAACAATTGGAATATATTTTGTATCATATTTTGTATATGTTTTGTGCCAATTAAATACATCTTTATCTGGTACATTTTTTAACTCTGGTATATATTTTCGAATAAATTCTAATTTTGGATCCCATCGTTTAAAATTTGTTGGATCATATATTCTACCACTTTTGGTATTTGCTTTTCCATATCGATATCCTGGAATATCATATGGTCCTAATGTATTATTCCAATTACCATAATTATTTGCATAACATGCATCAATTAACATCTTTGAAAATTGAACTTGACCACCCCATATATTATCAAATGGATTTTGATGTAATACTTTGATTGCAAAATTAGATACATATAATCGTAATCTATTATGCATATATCCAGTTTCAATTAATTGTCGAATACCAGTATCTATTAATGGAAATCCAGTATTTCCTGACCAAAGAGCTTTTGCTTCTTTTGTATCATCTTTCCATTTTACATTAGGAAAAAAATCATCGCTAAAATTATAATTATTATAATTAAATCTTGATAATATAAAATGAAATTGTCTCCAATATAATTGTCGTATTAAAGCAGTTAATTTATGTTTTTTCATAATATCATGAACTTCTACTATTGAAACACATCCAAATTTCATGTAAGTAGATAAAAAAGTTGTATTATATACGAGTAAATCACGATGTTGTTCGTAATCTTTGAATGTATTTAAATGATGTAATATTTTTAATGCATTTGTTCTGCCGCCTTTGACTAAATTTGTATGAGATTTATCATAAAAATGATGTATATCTTTTTTATAAATAAAATCAATAGATTTTTTAATAAAATTTGTAGGTTTTGAAACTTGTTCACGTACATCTACTTTTATACCATGTTTATAAAAAGCACCAAATACTTTATAAATAGAATTTTTATTTAGATATAATTCCATTTTATTTAGACAATTATCATCCATAAATTTTATTAATTCAATATCATGTTTCTTACATACATTATCCATTAATTTATCTCTTTTTAATGAATATTTACTAAAATCAGCGTTATAGGATACATGAGTCGGTTTTAATGTTTTAATTAATTTTTCTAATACATCAGCTGGTGTACCATAAAAATAATGTAATTTGTTATTTAAATCCTCATTTAAATCGTCTAATGATTCAATCATTATTCTAACAGCAGGATCAGAACGATAATGTTTATTTTCGGAAGTTATATCAATTTGAAATGGATCAAAAATAAAAATAGGAACTATATATTTAACTTGTTTAGATAATAAATGTAATGCAACATTATCTTCTATACGTAAATCTCGTCTAAATACATGTATACCAATTGAATTATTATTACTCATATTTTATTGTAGAAATTAAAAATATAAAAAAATAAACATATTAGAATTATTGATAGTATGCAAATTAATAAAGATATTACAAGAATATTAAATGAATTTACAATACCATTAAAAAATATAAAAAAAGTCCATTATAAAAATTATAGATATTTATTACCTAATTCTGTAAATAAATTTCCAATTTCAAATAAATATAAAAAAAATAATATATCATATGATTTATATGGATGGTCTAATGATGCATTGATCGATGTATATCCAACATACAATAATATATTGGCAAAAGAAGATTTGCCAATTAAATGGACAAAATATATTCATGATGTATGTGAAGCAACAAAAATTACAAAATTTAGCATATTGATATATGATATGAAAAATAAAAAATTTTCAAATGTTTTACATTATACTAACGATCCTATATATAAAATTAAAAGTAATCACAATGTAACGGATAATTGGATAAAAGCATCTGGAATAAAAAATTATATTATGGATGATACTATATTAGATGTAATGAATAAAAAAAGAAAATTATTATCTAATGAAAATTATTCAAATCTAAATCAAGAATCAGATGTATTAGAAAGAATGACAATGGGTAATGAATATGAAAGAGATATAATTGATCAAATAATACAAAAATATTATTTATATTTTACAAAAATAGCAGAAAGTTATCAAGCAAGAGATATTGAAAAATATAAAAAGACTATAAGTGCAATGAAAAATGGAATTCCAATTATACATCAAGCAGTGTTACATTATCCAGAAAAAAAATTATTTGGATGTGTTGATTTATTAATACGAGCAGATTGGATTGAAAAAATGTTTAATATGATATATCCGCATTATTATACATCATGTAATAAAACAAATAATTGTCATTATGTAATTGTAGATATTAAATTTCATAGATTACAATTAAATGTAGATAATATAACTGTTCGTAATGAAGGAATGATTAATGTTTTTAAATCACAATTATGTATATATAATACTATTTTAGGATATATGCAAGGATATTTACCAAAAAGTGCATATATATTAGGTAGAGGTTGGAAACAACAGAGAATAAAAAACGGTGAATTAATTGTGGAAAAAAATAATGATCCATTTGATAAATTAGGAGTAATTGATTTTTTAGTAAAAGATAGTAATATTGTAATTAAAACGGAAGAAGGATGTAATTGGTTACATGAATTGAATACGAATATAGATAATTTTAATGAAATAACGCCAAAATATAATCATTCATATCCAAATATGAAAAATCAAAATGATCAACCGTTTAAAAAAAGAAAATTAGATATAGCGGAAGATAGAAATGAATTAACATTAATTGGATATGTTGGAGCAAAAAATAGAATGATTGGAATAAGCAATAATATAAATAGTTATTTAGATGAAAAAATTAGTGCAAATAAATTAGGTTTCACTGGAAAAACTGAACAATTAGTAAATGTATTATTAGATAATCAGAAATTAACAGTACCAATTAAAGGTAAATATAAGGTACCTGAACAAGCTAAAAATATAGTTGAAATTTTCTTGGATTTTGAATATATGTATTCATTTGATGAAGATGAAAACATACCATATTTATGTGGTATTGGATATATAGATAATAAAGAAGAATGGAAATTTAATTATGTATTATTAAAAGATATATCATTAAAATCGAGAAAAAATATGTGTGAAAATATCATTCAAATAATTAATAAAATCAAAGATACAAATATTTGTAGAATATTTACATGGTCAAATGTAGATAAAAAAATATTAATGAATATAGTTAAAAAATTTAATTTAGAAAATACAATATCAAATATAGAATGGGTTGATGCTTATAAATTTTGTGTTGTAAATAAAATTAATTTTAAAGGTGCAAGAAGATATGGATTAAAAGAAATAGGAAGAATATTATGTAAAAATAATTTAACAAATCTTTCATGGGAAAATAATTTAATTGGATCATCGTCTGGTGTAAGACAATATTATTATAATAATAAGAAATGGGATTCAACAAATGTAATAAAATATAATGAAATTGATTGTAAAATGGTTTATGAAGTAATTCGTAATTTACGAAAATATCAAATTTAATAATTTTTTCAAATATGAATATATGAACAATATATATAATAATGGTGAATTATCTACACCATCCTATGAAACAAATGGTATATTTAATCCAACAATTCTTACAAATATATCAGTTTCTCAAACAAATATTGAAATAATGGAATTATTTAATAGTAAATACAATGCTACAATTATGAATAATGATAAAATCCCAGGACCAGTAAAAAAAACATGGGCTACAATAAAAGAAAAAGAGTATTATGTATTACAACAAAATAAATTAAATACAATATTTATTAATGATTATCAACAACGAGATTTTAATTATGAAATAATTAATTTTATTAATTATACATGGCAAGATATACAAGTATATAATTTACCAAAAGATGTACTTGATATTTTTAAACAGAAATTAACAAATTTATATAATATAGTTAAAAAATAATTTATATAAAATATTAAATTATTTTTTATAGCACTTGTAATAATATAAAAACAACAACAACAATACCGACAATAATCATTAATTTATTATTTTTTGATACATTAGGATCATTTAATTCAGCTAAGATTGGTATTTTTGAAAAATCAATTTGCGATAATTGATTATTTACAGTATCTTTGTGAAGCATGTAATAAACAACACCTGCACCGAATACAAGTAAAATAATTAACATTGTATTTGAATTCATATTTTTTGATGAACCAAAGTGTTCTTTTAGATTGTTTGTTCTATTTATTTTTGGTTGATTATTTGTAATATATGAAGCTAAATTATTATTAGTCGATAATTTCATTGCATTTGGTGTAACTGGTGTTGAAACTGGATTTGAAACTGGATTTGCAAAAGATTCTACAATTTGATTAGCTATTTCTTTTTTTGCTTCTGGAGATTTATGAACTGGTTTTGCTACTTTATTATTATTAAATGATTCAACGTTATTTATGGATAAAAAGTCAGATGTATTTGACGAAGATAATGTATATGGAGCATTTATATCAGAACCAGTAGAAGATGAAAGAACAGGATTTGCATTGCTATCCGAAACAACAGGCATTACAGGTTCCATGTTATATTCTTTGGTATTACCCGAAACAGGATTTGTAACAGCTCCTACTTGATTGGCTACAATTGAGTCAACTTCAATAAAAGATGGTTTTGCGCTGAATACAACGGGATCACTTGTAGGGAAATCAATATCAGCCATATATGCATCTTTAGTTGTAGAATAGGGTACGGGTTCAGGGCATGGTTCTACACTTGGTGAAGACATCTTTAATATATTATATAGAGAAATTAATATAAATGAATTGAATAATTATTTTTTATAAAATCTAAAGATTTTTACAATAATAAATATAATATTAAATATTATATTTATTAAATATATGTTAAATATTGATAAATCATGGAATAAAATATTACATTTTGAATTATATAATGATATAATTCAATTATTAATTTCATCAAATAGTAAAACAATTCCAAATTATTCTCATAATAAACTTTTATTACCATTTACATTTTTTAAATTATCTGAATTAAAAATTGTCATATTAGGTCAAGACCCATATTCTAATATTGATTTAGCAACAGGATTAGCATTTTCTGTACCAAATAATGTTCGTATACCACAAACATTAAATAATATTTTTAAAGAGATTAATATTGAATATAATAATAAATATACTTTTACAAATGGTGATTTAACACAATGGGCATCTAGAGAAAAAATATTATTATTAAATACATCATTAACTTTATTAAATACAACAAAAAACATACATGCAAATATATGGGAAAAATATACTGATATAATAATACAAGAAATATCAAAAAATACAAAAAATGTATGTTTTGTATTATTTGGAAAACATGCTCAGAAGAAAAAAGAATTAATAGATAAATCTAATCATTTAATAATAGAATCAATACATCCTTCACCTCAAATAGCTTATTCTGGATTTTTTAATAGTAATATATTTAAAAAAATAGAAAAATATGTTGGTACTATTAATTGGCAAAATTAATTTCTTTTTCTCTAAACCATATATTAATTGCATATTTTTTACTATTATTTAATATTTCTTCACCTGCATGTAATGTATCATAATTTACATTACCATTATTCATATTTTCAAAATAAATAGCGTCAAGTCTTTTTGGTTTTATTCTTAAATCTAATTTTGGAAAATATGTATTACCACCTGCTTCTTCAGATAAATCATTTAAATAGACTAGAATTGTTTTTGTTCGATTTCCATATTTTTCAATTACAACTGAATCTGAATTAAAAAAATCATAATGAGGATTATATTTTTGTCCTTTTTCATATACTGCTACTTGTAATGGTTCAATATAATTTATATTTGTATTTGCATATTCACTTGCTTTTCTTTCAATATTTTTCACAACATAATCTCTACTTTTTCCTAAATGTGCAGTATTTGATGATCGTATATTTGTTTCTAATGATACTGGACTTTCTTTTGAATCAATTGTTGATGGTTTTTTTAATTCATTTGCTAGGTTAATAATATGATCTGCTTCTTCTTGAGTTATAAAATCATGTATATAAATAATTTTAGGATTTTCACTTAAAATATCTTCCTTATACTTGTTTAGATTTTCTAATTGCTCTATTTTTGAACTACTCCATTTGTATACTATATTTGTTGTTTGATTTGTATATGATTCCTTATTTATTTTTATATATATTATAAATATTAATAATATTATGAAAAATACAAAGATATTATTCATAATATATATATTTATTATTTTTATTGATTCATACTAAATACTTCTCTCATATAATTACAATATGGATTTTTTAATATATCTAAATCATTATTACTTTTTTTTAATAATTTTATACAAAAATTTAAAAATTTTAATTTATATTCATCTTCATTTTCTAATAATGAATGCGGATCTAATATATTTTGTGTAGGATATGTTTTCATAGCATGTATAAAATAATCTTTCATTAATTGTGTAACTCGTGGATCATTATCATTTAATTTTTTTTCTAATTTCATTTCTTTTTCAATCTTATTCATTTGTTGTGCACTTGGTTTATATCGTTCATCATGTAATTTATTTATTTTATTATGTAACTTATTAATTAATTCTTCTCTTGATAATTTTTGAGGTGGGTTTAAACTATTCATTTATTTATTATAATATTATATATATTTTATGTACTTTTTACAAAAATAATATTCTTTATTTTGTATGGAGAATAAAAACAATATATATATGGATTTTAATCAATTTGGAGGAAATTATTCATTTAATAATAATTTTACTCAATTTGTTAATACTGAAATAGATGCATTATTTTTAATATTAAATATAAATGAAAAAATTATAATTAAAAATTCTGTTAATTTTATATTACAATTGATTTATAATAGATTTCATTTTGAAAATCAAGAACAATTTTCTTTACAATTATCAAAAAATAATAATCAGGATTTACGAATGATAATTTTTTTATTATTTCCATATATGAAAGATGATAATAATTTTGAAAATTTTAAAAATTTACGTAATTTAAGTGATATTAGCATTCAAAAAAAGAATAATCAATATGTATCAAATATTCAATATGATCGTATGTTTTTTGATGAAAATGAACAAAATGTAAAAAAAGAGGAATATAATTGGAATACAAGAGATTTATATATTAATTTACAAATAATAATCCATACAATTTATAGATGTTCTAATCATTTGTATGTAAATTGGATAAATATATTTCCATTAACATTAGAAAAATATCAAGAATCATCAGTATATAAATCAACAATAAATTATTTTAAAAATAATAAATATGAAGATATTTTATTAAAATTAT